AGTTGTTATGCAATTCAACATTTCTTTTAAGTAATGGTGAAATCTATTTTTGGCAAAAAGTAAAACACGAAATTGAAAACTATGAGCAACATTGAATTTATACTATCACTCCAACCCCTTTACGATGCTTGGAAGAAAACACAAGTGTTCGCACCATCACCAGAACAAGGGGCAATCCTTAACAATGTTCACCGAGAAATCTTCGGAAGGAACTTGCCAAATTGCAGTACTTGTGTGACCGAAGCATTGCACTCACTTTTGATATGGGCTAACCAACAACAAGAAGCCATCACCAAAGCACAACTTGCCGATGATGAGCAGAAACCAAAGAGGAGGAGAAAGAATGAACAATAAACAACAAACGGCAGTGGAGTGGTTTGCTGGTAGACAATATGATTTAGAATCATTGCGTGATGTCGGTGCAATTTCGATAGTTCTATACTACGAGCAACTAACACAAGCAGTACAACAAGCCAAAGAAATGGAGAAGGAAAGAATTGAAACTGCATACAACAAAGGAACAGTTCATGGAATTGATTATCCTGAAAGTACACTACCAATAACTGGTGAACAATACTACAACGAAACCTACGGAGGAGGTGAGCAATGAAACTATACACAGAAGCAGAAATTGTAAGGGTTTTAAAAATAGCATTTGCAGACGAAATCAACCCAGAATCATTTGTCAAAGATTTAATCCCCATTGAACTACCAAGTGATGAGGAGATTAAAAAAATGATGGAGTTGGATGGTATGGAGTTTGATGAATTTGACCCTTACGATGTATCTTATTTAGGTGGTGCAACTTGGATGCGTAATAAAATACAAGGAGACAAGCAATGAAAGCAATCCTTGAGTTTGACTTAACTGAAGAAAGAGCAGAGTTTGATATGGCGGTCAACGGATACAAGTTCTCGTTGGTTGCTTACTATTTAGACCAGCACTTGAGAGGATTGATTAAGTATGCACCGGATAACCAAAGCGAGGATACCTACAAAGCATTGCAAGAGACAAGAGACAAACTTCACCAACTGCTGAATGAGTATAATTTGGAGGTATGAAGAAACACACAATGCACTATCTCAATCATTTCGGTTATGACATAAGTGACTTCATCCCTTGTGAGGTGTGTGGCAAAACTGCCGTGGACATCCATCACATTGAAGCGAGAGGAATCGGAGGGAGCAAAGAGGCAGACAACATTGAAAACCTAATGGCTTTATGTCGTGAAGACCATATAAAATTCGGAGATAAGAAACAATACAAGGAGTGGTTGAAATCTATTCACGAACAAAGATTGTCAATGGTAAAATAAATTCGGGATAAATTCGGGAATATGGCAATACAAGAGAAGCAACCACACGGAGGGAGTTTGACAAGACCGGAGAAAGGAGAGGTGTTAAATCCGCACGGAAGACCAAAGAAGTTGATTACCCAATTGAAAGAAATTGGCTATCAAAAAAGCCAAGTTGAAGACACGGTAAACACGATGCTCACGATGTCACGCAAAGACCTTGAGAAGATTGACAAGGGTGAAGAGTTCACCATCCTTGAGAGAATCATTGCAGGTGCTTTGGTGAAGTCGCACGACAAAAACTCTCTGTTCAACTTGGAGATGTTGCTCACACGATCACAAGGCAAACCAAAAGAAACCATTGACCAAACAATAGAAAGCAAGAATTTCACAATAACTTTGAATTTAGATGAGAGCAAGTTGGAGAGGTGAGGACAAACTCCCACCACAAGATGAAGATATTCAGTTGGTAGCAACAACGGATGGGAGAATAACTTTGGCAAGGTACTTCGATGACCTATGGGTTGAGGAGTATAGCAATGCAATTATAGATGTAGCATATTGGATGCCTATCCCAGTAACCCCAAACGAATGACATCACAAGACAAGGCACAAGAAATCAAAGAATCGTTTAACAACTCTTTGACGGTTAAGGATTGCTCATTGGTTGCAGTTGACCAAATCATTGAAGCGTTGTCTCATAAAACTTGGGAGAATCGCAATGAGTTGATGTTCTATTTGGAGGTCAAACAAATACTGCAAGAACTATGAGGGTTATCCAGTCGGGACATCTCGGTGATTTAATCTATTCACTCACCGCAACCAAGCGAGTTGCGGAGTTACACGGTGCGGTAGATTTCCACATCGGATTCCGTGAACAGAATACTGTTTCCGGTCATCCAAGCGGAGGATACTGTATGAACTTAAACTCATACGAATACATCAAACCATTACTTGAGCATCAATCCTACATCAAAGGCGTTCATATGCATACCCATAGTGATATGTGGTATGACTTTGATAAGTTCAGGCATCACGGGTTAAATCTCGCTGCTGGTGATTTGAGACGGAATCACTTCCTTGTCTATCCCGAATTAATTACAGACCTTCACAAACCTTGCATTGAAGCCAGTGAACCGATTCCATACTTTGCGGACAAGATTCTCTTGAACTTCTCTGCTCGTTATCGCAATCACGATATCAACTATTTCCCATTAAAGGAACACAAGTGCGTGTTCTTTGGGTACGAATCGGAATACATCGCATTCACGGAGAGATGGCAGTTGGATTGTGAACTATTGAAATGTAAGGATGCTTTAATGTTGGCAACCATTGTCGGCAGTTGCAAGGCGTCCATTGGGAATCAGTCAAGCACCTACGCCATCGCAGAGCAGATGAAGGTTAAACGATTACTTGAGGTATGCGTTCACTCACCGAATGTTATCCCTGTCAACAATGGCTTTGATTATGTAACGAATCAAGGCTTTAACTTCTTACTTAATACCCTATGAAACTTTTAATACTAACAGACGGAATCAATGGTGTGGTTTACCATCGCATCTATGCACCACATTTGAGAATGCAAATAAACGGAGAAGCGGTGGTTGATGTCTGCCAATCACAAGCCGAATGGATGACGGTTGACCTTGCACCCTACGATGTGATTGTCTTCTCAAGATGGCTCGGTAAGAATCAGTACGATGTCTTAAAACGCATCACGGATGCCGGAAAGCCTTATGTGATTGATGTGGATGACTATTGGGTACTGCCAAAATACAACCCCGCATACTGGGCTTATCGCAAAGGGATTAAGAACTCCATCAAGGATGCCATCAACTATGCGGATGCGGTATTCTGCACAACTCAAAAACTCGCCAATGAAGTGAGGACAATCAACGAGAATGTCTACATTGTGCCAAACTGTTTGGATACATCGCACAACCAATGGAAGCAACCAAAGGAAAAGAACGAGAGAGTGAAAATAGGGTGGGTTGGTGGAATCACACACGAGGAAGATTTGAAGCTCATTGCCGATGACATCAATTCTATGGATGTGGATTTCTACATCTGCGGTTATACACCGAGTGATCATTGGAACAACATTGTCAAACTGATTCCCAAAGCCAACATCGTTCAAGGCACTTCGGTATTTGAATACGGTGAGGTCTACAAGCACTTTGATTTCGTACTTGCACCCCTTCAGGACAACCATTTCAACAACTGCAAGAGTGAGTTGAAGATTGTGGAAGCCGCTGCCTATTCTATCCCCATCATCTGTTCTGCGGTCTACCCGTACTTATACCACACGGGAAATGATGGTGTAATCTTCGCAACCCAAAACAACTGGAAGGCATCCATTGAGAAATTGATTGATGCTGGTCATTCTGTGAGACAGTCAATGGGCGAATCAAATCGCATCTATTGTGAGACATACCACAACCTTGAACTGCACAACCTAACACGATTGAGTGTTTACCAAAGTTTATGCAAATAACCTATCAAAGACCATATGTCACGAGTTACCAAAAAGACATCCTTGATTGTGATGCTCGTTTTACCATTACTGCTGCGAGTACAAAGACGGGCAAGACGGCATCTCACATCATTTGGTTATTTGAACAAGCGTTAAAATGCAAGGACAATCAATCGGTGTGGTGGGTTGCACCGGTATACCAACAAGCGGAGATTGCATTCCGAAGGATGAAGTCGCAAGTCACGGACAAGAACTTCTTCATCAGTAACGAAACCAAACTTTTGCTCACGCTTCCAACGGGTGCAAGGATAGAATTCAAATCGGGTGAGAAGCCGGACAACTTGTATGGTGATGATGTCTACGCTGCGGTGATAGATGAGGCATCTCGTATGCGTGAGGAGAGTTGGTATGCTATGCGTTCAACCCTAACTGCCACACAAGGCAAGTGCAAACTGATTGGGAATGTCAAAGGGAAAAAGAATTGGTTTTATAAGTTAGGAGAGAGGGCGAGAAGCGGAGAGAATGAATATAAGTATTTCAAGATTACGGCATATGATGCGGTCAAGGAAGGGATTCTCAAACTGGAAGAGGTTGAACAAGCCAAACGAGATCTCCCACTTCACGTTTTCAATGAGTTGTATTTGGCAGAACCAGCGGATGACAAGACAAACCCATTCGGAATTGATGCAATCCGCAGTTGCTATAAGCCAGTAACCAACAGAAGTGTTGTTGCTTGGGGTGTGGATTTGGCGAAGTATTCGGATTATACGGTGATCATTGGGTTAGATGCGAATAATTGCGTATCATATGTTGACAGATTCCAAGCGGATTGGTCGCAAACATTGGCAAAGATTACGACATTGATTGGTGTGATTCCTGCATTCGTGGATTCAACTGGTGTGGGTGATCCTATCGTTGAGCAATTACAACGAAGCCATCCCCGAATCAAAGGTTTTAAGTTCACATCACAGAGCAAACAACAACTGATTGAAGGGTTGGTCATCAGCGTACAAAATAGGGAAGTGTATTTCCCCGAAGAACCCATCGGCTCGGAGATGGAGAACTTTGAATTTGAGTACACAAGAACGGGTGTGAGGTATACTGCACCACAAGGGTTGCACGATGACTGCGTGATGGCTTTGGCTTTGGCAGTTGACTGCAAGAAACACAACAGACCGGGAACATTTTATTTTGCTTAAACCGTTACAAATTGAAACGATATGAACTGGAACAACATAACCATCCACCAACTGCAAGAGATTCACTCTTGTCGTGATATGTCCAACATTGAACGGACAATGAACATACTTGCCATCGTTAACCATTGGTCAATGGACAAGGTAGAATCAATGCCGATTGATGACCTAACACGAGAATTCAAAAAGTTGGAGTTCTTGAATGAGCTTCCAAACAGACCTGTGCAATTTATGTTCAAGCACAAAGGGAGATACTTCCGGTTGGCAAAAACACCCAATGAGATTTGCGGTCATCACTTCATTGAACTCCAGCAAGTGTTCAACGGAGATACGATTGAAAGCCTTCACAAGATAATGGCTTTACTTGCATACGAGGTGGATTTCTTTGGCAAGTCAAAGACCATCAAAGATGCTCAAGCACACTACCAAGACAAGTGCGATTTGTTTCTGTCAATGACTGTGCCATTGCCGTATTCTTATTCGCTTTTTTTTTCGGCAGTTTATCCGGAGTTATTGAAAACTATCCAATCTTATTTGATCAAGGAGATGGACAAGTTGAACAAGGAGATAACGCAAGTCCGATAGGTTGGTTGGAGTTGGTTGACAGAATTGTCAAAGGAGACCGTACAAAGTGGGATGCCATTCTCACAATGCCATTGATTGAGTTCTTGAACACGATCGCATTCTATAAGCAGAAAACAAAGGAGAGACAGAAGCGAATTGAACAAGCAGCGACAAAGGGATTCAATGCTTATGTTGTGGCTTGTCTGCACGAGATGTTGTA